GATCTTAAATTTGCCGACACATTTAGGCGTTCTCTAGTACTCGGTATGCCAATCATGAGGGTAGAGATAGTTGCTGATGAACCAGTTGCTGAACCGGTTAATCCAAGAAATGTATATACTATTAGGGGCGGGAGCTCTATATATATAGAGGATTCTGATGCTATTTTTGAAATCACATATGAACCTATAGGTAAGGTTATTGATGAATTCTATGACTATCTTACTCCTAGTGAGATAGATCAGATAGAGAATGGCTATAGACATATTGGCAGTAATGGTGGTAGTCCAATCGCTTATCGTAATAGGATGCCTGACATATATTCTAATCTCGATCCAGGCGGAGGTGAAGGTTTCTTGAATCTATCTGATTTTAATAGGCATAATGATATATATGGTCTACCATATGACGACGAAGGTAACGTAAGAGTCATAAGAGCACGATGGATGGGTAGACGTAAGGTTGGTAAAGTGACCTATTACGACGAGAATGGTGATGAGCAAGAAAAGCTAGTATCAGAAAAATATGTTGTTAAAGAAGAGCTTGGTGAAACCGTTAAATGGATATGGATTAACGAGGCATATGAAGGCACTAAGATAGCCAATGACATTTACGTCAAGTGTCAACCAAGAGAAGTCCAAATGCGAAACTTCGGCAATAAGTCGAAGTGTTTTCTTGGGTATGTTGGTATAGATATGGGGAAATCCCTCATGGAGCGAGCAGAGCCATATCAGTATCTATTTAATGTTTACATGCGTAAATTCGAGCTCTTAATGGCAAAATATAAAGGGCCTATTCTAGAGTTAGATATAAGTAAAGTCCCAGACGACTGGGAATTAGATATGTGGATGTATTATGCAGAAGCTATTGGCTGGGCTGTAGTAGATCCATTTAATGAAGGTAAAAAGGGTGCTGCAACAGGAAAGCTTGCTGGTAATTTTAACACTACTGGTAAAGTTTTAGATCCAAGGATTGGTGATGCAGTACAGCAGATTGTAACGATGTTGCAATATATAGAAAAGATAATATCTGATTTGACTGGTGTTAATAGCCAGCGTATGGGTCAGATAGAGAATAGAGAGACTGTTGGAGGAGTAGAAAGAGCTGTTACTCAGTCTTCTCACATTACAGAAAGGTGGTTCTTCCTTCACGACCATTTCAAGAAGAGGGTATTATTGGCACTTCTTGATACTGCTAAACAAGCTTGGGCTCATTCTAAAAATAAAAAACTCAATTTCGTTTTAGACGATATGTCTAGAGTATTCTTAGAATTCAATGGAGAGGATGTTGCCTCTACAGAGTATGATCTATTTGTATCTAATAGTTCTAAGGATCTTGAAATCAAACAAGCTATGAGGCAGTTGTCGCAAGCTGCAGTTCAGAACGGAGCTAGCCTAACTCTAATAGCAGAAGTCTTAAGGTCTGATAGTGTAACTGAAATGACTAGAATCATTGATAGATATGAAACAGACAAGGCTGAGCGTGAGGCTAATCAAGCAGAGGCAGAGCGTCAAGCTATGTTAGAAGCACAGCAGATGGCTAGTGAAGACAAGGCGGCAGATAGAGAGCTTAAGATTTACGAGATTGATAAGAGAGCTGAAGTAGAACTAGAGAAGGCACGTATTAATGCTGAGGCTAGGATGGGAGAGTATGATTCAGAGCTAGAGCAGCGTAGGTTAGCTGATGCTCAAAATGCAAAGATGAAAGATCTTGGTATCAAAGAGAAGTTGGCTAATGATACTATTAGGCATAATAAGACCATGGAGTCTCTCAAGAAAGAAGAATTGAGTATTAAACGTAGGCAGGCAGCCTCTAAACCGAAATCATGAATCTACAACAAGTAATAGAAAAATTTACTAAGTATCCTAAGTATATGGAGTGCGGTGCAGGTAAGTTAAGCCGCAGATTTAGATGCTCTAAAGAAGATATTTATAAAGCAAGGCAAATCGTTCGAGAGGAGAAGAATAGGGTAATTCGAGGTAATATTAAAATACTTGTTTTTGATATAGAGACAACTCCTACAATATCGTACACATGGAGACGATTCCAGGAGAACATTGCATTAGACCAGGTCATACATGATCCAATCATGTTGACTTGGTCAGCGATGTGGCTCGACTCCGATGATGTAATGTCAGACCGTCTTACTCCTGAGGAGGTTCTTAGTTTTAATGACTATAGAATAGTAAAGAGTTTATGGGAGCTCATTAATGAGGCAGACGTTGTCGTTGCTCATTATGGAGATAAATTTGATATTCCAATGCTTAATGCTAGGGCTATCATAAATGATATACCCCCATTTTCTTTTGCAGAAAGCATTGACACTAAACGAATAGCGTCAAAATACTTTAGGTTTCCATCTAATAAACTTGATGCATTGGCGACGTATTTTGGTTTTGAAAATAAAATCAAAACAGACTTTACGTTGTGGCGCAGGTGCATGGAGGGTGACAGTGATGCTATAGAAGAAATGAGTATTTATTGTGATCAAGACGTAAGGATTCTAAAAAAGGTCTATTTAAAATTAAGGCCGTATATTAAGTCTCATCCTAATGTTGGGTTGTATGTTGATACAAATAAGCCAGTTTGCTCACATTGTGGTAGCAGCAACCTGACGGAAGATGGAAGTTACTACACTAGGGCTTCTAAATTTAAAGTGTTTAGATGTGAATGTGGTGCATTAAGCAGAGTTAGACAAAACTCTTTTAAAGGCCTTAAATCAAAAGATTTATTGGTGAGCAATGCCAAATAATCTAATATAGTCTATTAGACTATCTATTAAATTTGCATAGATTTTAAAAATTAATTATAATTGTAAACAATTTCAATATGGCGGAGAAGAAGAATAGCGAAAATTTTTTCGATGATGATTACACTTCTATTATATTTGATAGTGTAAGTGGATTGTTAGATGATGACGATCCGGATAATAATGTGCCAAATGATGATGATGATGGCAAAGCGAATCCAACGTCAAATGACGACAATGATCAGCAGCCGTTAAATGCAGATGATGGTAATGATACAGATAAAGTCGATGATGATGTAGACGACGTCGATGAGGCTAATAATAACGATAATGATATAGATACAGGGGGGGGTTCCGATAATGATGGCGGTGACGATTCTTCTCCTCTTGTTCCATACGCTAAGTTGCTTGTTGATGAAGGAATCCTCCCCAATCTTAACTTAGACGAATTTGATGGAACTGCCGAAGGGCTTAAAGAGGCGATGAATAAAGAGATTTATAGTGGCATTGAAGCTTATAAAGCATCTCTACCAGAAGATGTAAAAAAGATTATTGATGGTTATGAAGTTGGAGTACCTTTAGAAAAACTACTTGAATTAAACAAAGAGAAGCTCAATGTGTCTACTATAAAAGAATCAGACATAATCAATAATGAAGAGCTTCAGAAAGAGATTGTTCGTAAGTACTTCAAGAAAACAACCAGATTTTCTGACAAGAAGATAGAGCAGAATATTGAGCGCTTGTCTGATATTGGAGAATTAGAGGCCGAGGCACTGTCTAATATTACTGAGCTAAAGGCCCTTGTTGAAGAAGATGAGGCCAAGGCCATTGAGGCTGCTAAGCGTCAGGAGGAAGAGTATCAGGAGCAGCTTCGTAAATATTGGGAAGAGTTTGACAAGAAACTTGAGGCTGCTGATGAGATAATTCCTGGGCTTAAAGTCACAAAAACCATTAAGCAGAAGATTATCACAAATCTTTCGACTGCTGTTGCTACAGATCAAAATGGTAATCCAGTAAATAAGATTGCCTATTATAGGTCTAAACATCCGCAGGAATTTGAATTATACTTAAATTATCTGTTTGAAGTTACTAATGGGTTTAGTGATTTTTCAGTATTAAGTAAAGGAGGCAAGAAGGCAGCTATTGCTGAATTAGAAAAGGCTGCAAGAAATCTAGATATTAATAAGACCAAGAGGTCTGTTCCACGTAATACATCTGATCCAGATACGATTACTGGCATCAGGGATTTCTTAAATGGATCAAGATAATAGAACTTTAATTTTGTAAATATATAAAAAGATGAGTGTAGGACGTAACGCATTTCCGAACATAAGAGTGGAAGGCAAGGACTGGGCTGGGCTGACTACCCGTAATCACCTTGGTGCTCTGTTTGGAGAACAACCAGAATTGATTAGTAACTATATTTCTAGGCTGGAATATCTAGACCTAGGAGAAGACCTTCTCTCTTACCTTGAACAATTCCCAGTTCATACTGTAGAGGATGGTGAAAAAGAATTTGAATGGCGGCTTCAAGGAGCCGAAGAAAAGAATATTCCTCTCGTTAAGATAACTAACTTAAGTGGCAACACTTATGCTGATAGCGATGAGGTTGGTAAGTATCACTCTCGATTCTTGATGTGGTTTCCAGAAAAGTATTTCTTCAAACAACATGTAATCGTTGGACAAGATCCAGATGCTTACAAGGTTCTTCTTCGTAGCGAAGGTGAGCAGCGTGGTACTTATTTTGTTTATGAAGGTGAGCTTTTGACTGGCGACCCAGAATTGTCTCTTCCAGTAGAAGAAAGAACTCCTGGCAGCCGTTGGAGTATTGAATACTCTCTTGCTGAACAAACTCTTTCTAAGGATGGATCTGACATAAGCTTCAGTTCTCCATTTAGAATGGGCAATAGGCTTTCTTTCATTCGCAAGAAACATCTCGTTCCTGGCAACATGATTAATGCTAAGGAAAATAACCCAATCGTATTTGGTACTCCTGGTAAAAATGGTAAGCCATTTACTACTTGGTTGAATCGCCTCGACTGGGAACTTCGTAGACAAACTCGTAGAGAAAAGGCTAGGCTGCTTATGTTTGGTAAGTCCAATCGTCAGTCTGATGGTAGCTATGCAAACATTGGCGACTCTGGGTATGAAATCAAGGCAGGCATGGGTCTTCGTGAGCAAATCTCTCCATCTAACATTCTTTATTACAATAAGTTCAACATTGAAACAATGGTTGATTATTGCTTGAGCTTGTCAGTTGGAAAGCTTCCTCAAGACTCTCGTAGGTTTGTTATTGGTACTGGCGAGCATGGTCTAAAGGTTATTTCTCGTGCAATTGAGAAATATGCTGGTGCAAATGCTCTTGAGTACAATCGTCTTGATGGCCTCAAGGCTGGTAGCAAAGGCGAGTATCGTAGAACTCAATTTGTTAAGCTTGCTGACATCAATGGTATCACCCTTGAATTCATGCATATACCTCAATATGATGATACAGTACGTAACAAGGTTCTTCATCCAGATGGTGGTGTAGCAGAATCTCACCGTATGACTATCATGGATTTTGGTACTGCTGATGGCAAGCCTAATATTCAATTGGTTCGTGGCAAGGGATGTGATGAAATTTTCGCTTATCTGCCTGGTCTGCGTGACCCATATTCTCCAAGTGGAGCTGGAAGAACCAATCCTAAGATGATTGCATCATCTGTTGATGGTTACGAAATTCACGTAGCTGACTGGTTAGGAATCATGGTTCGCAATCCTATGCGTATGGGTGAGTGGATCCCAAATGTTTACTAATAATATTTGGAAATTTAAATATTTTTTACTACCTTTGCATCTTAGGATGCAAGGGTAGTTTTTCGGAACGTAGCGCAGTTGGTAGCGCACCTGGTTTGGGACCAGGGGGTCCTAGGTTCGAGTCCTAGTGTTCCGACGAATTAATTTTAAAAACAGCGTATGAGTATTACATCTAACAAAACAATTGAAGTTAGGCCAATTAAGAGGACGAGGCCGTTTTTCAAAGCCGACCATGATGGGGCATTTATGTTTTCAGGAACATATAAAGAGTACACGCTCCCTTATATTAATGACACAAGGAGTTATGCCAATCCGTTTGAGTCTCCTGAAGAACAAGAGGAGTTCGAGCGAGTACTTCAGCTAGCACCAGGAGCTCTATCTATTAACAATAGGAATAGTGATTTTTGGAGTACATTTAAGGTTCAACTTAGTAAAGAGGGTAAAGTTCTTGACTTGAATTATCCAATGCATGTATTGGAATATAGGGTTTTAAAAGCAAATACAAAGCGTATATGTCCTAACTGGGAAGATCGGAATAGGAATTCGGCTTACGAATTTGCTCTTATAGATAAAGACGTAGAAGAGGTAAATGACATTAAGGATGCTGAGAGGAATCTTCGTGCCATGGAGTTGTTTATCAAGATGCGTAAATCAAATAAAAAGATGTACGATATTCTTCGTGTTCTT